AATAGTTACTAGGTATTGACCATGACGTTCTGATTCCATTTGCTTTGCACCTCCTCCTGGTAGTTTGTTCTTAGGAACATTGATTGTCCTAATCATTTCTTCTTCGGGATTCTTTGGTTCTTTGTACTTACCCAATGTGATTACCACATCAGCTTCACCTGGCTTGTCAGTCTTTGATCCACGCAAGGCATCTAAACCAATGAATGGTGGGTCTTTCATATCCACTGCTGTTGCACTCAGTTGTGATGCTGCAATAACAGGACCATAGGTTCTTGCTAGTTCCCTAGCCCATTTGTATATCTTGCCTAGCTTGATGTCTTCTCTCTCATCTGACTTGAAACCATCAACTTTATCAAGCTGGTCAAATACAATCAAACCTGGATTAACTTCTCTGAACAATGTCTCAAGATCACGTACGTGATTCATGTCTTTAGTAACACGTATTTTGTCTTTGTTGCCACCCATCAATTCCGTGTACTTGTTCATTGCTTCTTTAGAGTCTGCAATCATTGTTTTGCTTTCTACACCCAACGCAGCTTGAACAATTCTAAAGAACACAACTGATGACTCTTCTTCGTTATTGACCCACACAACTGGTCTACCCTTGGGTAGTTGCTGTGCCAGGTAACTAACCTCGCTGGCTAAGAATGTAGTCTTACCTACTTCCACCCTAGCAGCAACAATGACAAAGTTACCAGTACGTAACGGACCGAGAGATCGGTTAAGCTGTTCAAGTCGCCATTCATAGCCACTAGAACTAATTCGATCAGCGATTGCAGAAAGATCAGCACTAACAAATAGTTCATCTTTTTCGATGTATCTCTCAACATCTTTGAGAGCGTTTGTAGCGATGATATGAACGTGTTCCAAGTCACTTGTACCCTCCTTTACTTTTTCACATTCCTCCATGATTAAAGCCAAGTAATCTAACTCAATGAGAGTTTTGATTACTTCCTCGTGTGCATGGTGTGGAACATATGTTTTTGCTTTGGTCAATGTCATGCGTAGCTTGACAATGGCATCATCTGTGAGTCGCTTGCTTTGATCTGCAATCAAATAAGCTGAGAATGAATCCCAACTAAACTCAGCTATAGATGGAAATGTTTTGTAATACTTGTCCATCCCGTCAAGGATGATGTTTGTTTCTTTAACAACCACATGCGGTTTGATGTACCGCCTGTACTTGTTTAGATTCTCTTTGCTTTGAGAGCAAAGATACAGAACGTCATAGTCCATTTGTTTCCTTCAAACAAGAATGCTTTTCAGTTCTTCTGGTGTACATTCTTTAGGTTCTTTGTTAATGCCAAATATGGCAAGTTTTGTTGTTGTTGGTAAAAAATGATTGAGTTTTTTATATGCTTTGCTTGCTCCCTTTTGTCCAGCTTCGTCTGGGTCTAACCAAATAGATACAAACTCAAAATTAAGTTCATACATCTGTGATAGTGCTTTGTCTGCAATCATTGTTCTTAGTAACGCTACAGAGCTAAACCCTGTATTCTTGTGTACTCGGTATGCACTGAGGTAATCTTCTGTTATTACCAAAGTCTTGCTGTTCTTGTGAAACCAACTTGCATCACCTTTGCTGCTAGTGCTAACGTAATGTGTTAAGTACTTAGGTGTAGAGAGCAGGTTTCGTACCTGCCATCCAATAACTTCTTGCTCGGGGTTGAGTAGTGTAAGCGCAACTTTGTGTCGTTCTCCAGCGATACCTGCAAATAAAGTGTCGTTGGTGTCGCAGTAATTAGAATGCAACCACACCTTACCTTCTGTTGTTAAGGTAGAAAGTACTGGTTTAGTGTTGTGTTTGTATGCTGACGCTAGTTCTTTGGTACTAACCCAAGAAGATAGTCTAGATGAATCATTGACAAATCCTGATTGATTGCAATGATGACAATAAGCAAGCAACCCCTTGTCATTACGTTTGATGTACAAACGTTTCTTGGTGTCTACACCTGCTTCGCAGCCTTTGTGATTAACATGGATTTGTTCTCCCATGTTACTAGGAGCATTTGCTAGTATTTGTTTGTTATCTATCATGTTGATCTTTGTAAAACACAAAGTAAATAGCCCTCCCTTTTGGGGAAGGCTATATGGCTTTATGCTTTACTCCGATGTGCCGTAGATTTTAGTGAATAGCTCATCAGCAACTTTACGTTGTGTGTCATTGAGTTTGTTAAGATAGACCAAGGTAAAAGCTTTCTTTAGAGAGCGTCCAGCAGTTAGTTTTCTGCAAATACTAAACAAAGACCTGGGAGAGATTGTCAAACTGAACTGATTGGCTTTGTAGCCTTGTCTAATCAGATTGGCTAGTTTGACCAATTCCTTGGCTGATTTATTTGTTACTGTTGTAGGCCACTTGTTAACCAACAAGGTTTCCTCAACACCTGGATTGAGGTAGTCAATGTAAATGGCTGTACCAAACCTGTCAAGCGTTGCAGTGTTTTGAACGTTAGTACCTGCATGTGAACCAGTCTCATCACCTTGACCTTGCGTATTACCGATAGCAACAATCCTAAAATGCTCATGGGGCGTTATTTGCTTGTCTTTGGTACTACCAGGCATCTCCTTTAAGAAAAGCTTGCCATCGTCCTCTAAGAGCCACTGTAGACCCATTGCAATCTCTGGGGGAGTTACATCCCACTCATCCCAAGCAAACACAGCACCATATCGAACTGCTTCGGTTACAGCACCATCAACCCAAACTGTTGAGCCATCTTCTGCTGTCAGTTGACCAAAGATCATGGATGAATCCATGTCACCTGTACAATTAACACGAATAAAAGGTCTGTTGGTTAGAGCACATAGTTGTTCAACAAGACTAGATTTACCAGCACCTGTTGGACCATAACAGAGAACTTTCTCATTCAATTCCCAAGCCATGAGAATACTTCCTGCTAAGTCTTTATCAATCACATAGCTCTCATTGATACTAGGAACAAATGAAGCTATGCGTTCATCCCAAGCATAATCGTGAAATGTTGTAACAGGGAAATTATCCTTGTCAGCAACTGTATCGTCAGAAATCAAATCAGAAAACAACACTTGGTTGTCTTTGATTGTTTTTGTGGTTGTTATTGAACCAAACTCAGATGAATCTACAGCTTTGTATGCTTCTGCAATAGGTTCTGCTGTTCCTGGTGGTTTCCTCTTGTCAAGAGCTTCTTTCAAAGCTGACTTAACAAGGTCCTCAACTTTCTTAGTGGACATTGATGATTTTCCTTTCTATTAACTCGATCAACTTGCTTGGAATCTCTTCTGGGTTGTCAACAACACTGTTTGATTGGTAATAGCTTTTTACAGAGTTACTGCAAAGACCTAAACCATAGATGTCAACAACTTTAGATCGTTCTATCTCTTTGATAACTTTGTCTGTGAACTGTGCCAATCCTGTTGAGCATTTGCTTGCAGCAGGACTGCCGTCAGACATCACTATCAATATTTTCTTTTTCTCTTTCCTTTTGATGAGCCTATCATGCGCCCATAGGATGTTTTCACCATCAGGATTACCTGACATGTACTTAGAACTACAACCAAAGTACTCTTTTAAGTCTTCATCTGAGACTTTGAAGTCTTGGAAAGACTTGTAAATAAACATTGCTGGTTGAGGATCTCCACGACAGTCTCGTGTGTCAGTAAAACCAACTATCTCAACTGGAAGATTCAATGTAGAACAGACCTCATTGATTAGCAATGTAGATGCCAAAGCGTATAACACCTTTTCACCAGACATTGAACCAGACATGTCAACCAGCACTGATATTGCAGCATCAAGAGTTTTGTTTTCAATTTTGTTCTTAAAAACACGTTCAGAGAAGCCAGGTGCTTTGAAACAGATGCGAGATAACCTAGATTGATCTAATTTACCTTTCTTTACACCATATTGTCTTTGTACTTTGGCTCTGATTTGAATGAGTCTACGAACTTGTTGGGCAAAATTCTCTTGAGACACAAGTTTTGGTTCTACTTTTGTTGCATATTCCCTTGCAAAGTGTTTGAAACCACTTGGAAGGAAGAAATGCTCTGGACCTGTTTTTCTAGGATAGTCAACAACGATAAACTTCTCATAGTCAGTCAAGTCCCAACCTGATGATCCCTTGATTGGTTCAAAGTTGATACCAACCTTACCCATATCACTGCCATCTTCTGGCATTGTTAGTGAATATTTGGCTAGATCATCTTCGGTTAAAACCAAATTAATGATCTTGTACTCATCTTCTTCAGGTTTTTCTCTTGAAAGCTTTTTATCTTCTTCTTTGCTGCTAGATTTACTTGATTCAACAGGTAGTTTGCTCTCAACTTCAGTGACTATTCCAGATTTAGCATCCAGTTTATCTGTAGCTTCTGCATCTTCTGTCTTGACTTTGATTTTCTTGATGGCTACTTTCTCACCTAGTTTTTCAAGAATCTCTTGAGCCAAGTCAAATGTTGCAGTAGTACCTAGTCGTTTATCCAATATTGAATGACAAGATACAAGACGATCAGAAAAGTTATTAAGAACATCCAGAATTCTAGCGTCTGGAGATGCTTTAGCGGTCACCAGTTGAATTTTAGGGAAATTTGAAACAGATATCTCTGCTTCCCAACAAATCAATGCTGTAGTGAGTTTTGAGATGGTTGAAACATCTTTTTTGGCTGTACTGACAATCTTTGCTACCAATCCTGATGTACATTCATCCCAATTCTCTTTAAAACCTAGATACTCTTTGGCTTCAATGTTATTTACCCTGGAATCTTCCAAGAAGTTCCACATAAATAGCAAGATACCCTTGGGATCAATGGCTTTTTCTTTTAGAACTTCAAAAGAACTGAAACGATCATGAGCAACCTCGTGGTCAACCGATGTCATCAGTTCTTTAAGCTCTAAATCAGTAGTTTTGTATGTGATTTTTGGCAAATAGATCGTTTTACCATCATGTCTTGGTTGATTTACATCTTCAAAGACGATAGAAATACCAGCTCTACCCGCACTAGCTCTTACATACTTCATTACCTCAATGCCTTTTGTAAGCATTTAAACTACACCCTCCAAAAATGTTATGACCAATTTATAGACTTTTTTAGCATCCAGTTCTTCAGGAACATTGCATAGCAAGCTACAAACCTTTGTTGCATATGCCTCGTTGGTTAAAGGCTCTTTAACATCAGTTTTTAAAGCTTTAATTGTGTTTTGTAGATGAGTTTTGCCATAAAACCCACCATTGTCATCAACAAGACCAATACCCATCTTCAGTGCAGTCTGAATAACAGACTTGGCTGATCTCCAAGGTCCTGGCATAGAACTGATTTCAAAGTCTTTCTTGATCTGTTTCTCAGTCTCTCGTAGTTCTTTGGTAAAAGTCTCACCAGAACTATGAGTGAAAGCAACAGCTATCATCTTCTCAAAGGTACTTGTAGCTGATGACTCAGAGACTAAACTCTCTGTAGCAGCAACATACAAAGTGGATGCTTCAGTACTCATATAAGCTCCTGTTTACGGCAACATTGCCTCTATATTCCACTGTGAACAATGGAATATAAAGAAATGCTTGATTAAAGTAAGAAATCGTCCTGTTCTCCATCGTAGAACCAGTTTAAATAAGTATAAATACTTGATTTAAAGCAGTTGTCAAAGGGATTTGGCTCTTCAAAAAGAGCTTCTTCAATAGTGAGTTTTGATACATTCTCACTGTCTTCCCAATCCATTTCATCGACTAGATCAATCATTTGAATTTCCTGAAGTTAAAGATATTGAGGGCGTAGCCAAGCCGCCCTCGCCCAGAGGGGCGGTTGGCAAGCCCGTTTTTGATTTGAGTGACGAGCCTTGCAAGCAAATGCCAGCTCCGCTGGCGTGAAGCTTGCCGTGAGGAACGTTAGAATGTAATGAATTAGTTCCTGTTACAGAACTAACCATTAAACTTATGATGTAATCTTTATGTTTCACGTGGAACACCAGATGATTAGCATTGCAGCTAAACCAGTACCAATAATGACTGCTAAACAAATGTCATAGACATCAATATTGTCCTTCATTTATCTCTCCAATAGTTTTGTAACCCAACAAGTGCATAGCCTCAATGATGCAGCAATGAGCTAAGTCATTCATACCGAGTTGCATCTTGCGTTCACCTTCTTGCAATAGTTGTACTGCTCGATAGTAATCAGCGCATTCTTTAGTGTTTTCTACTTCCATGATATTCTCCTTAATAAATAGTTGGTTTGGTGTCCCACTTGTCGTAGACAACCCTGGTACTGATGAAATTGTTATTAGGAACATCTACAAGATCATCCAGTGAGCTTATGAACTCTTTCCATTGAGCATCGTCCATAACGTCATAGCCAAGTCTACGGACATACTCGATAGCCATAGATGTTTGTCTATAGTTGATCTGGATAATTCTGCATCCATGTTTCCATTCAATGTCTGATATGCCATAGTCAGCTCTACGAACTACAGCATTACCTTCTAAATGTATAGCGTGATGTTCCATGTTATTGTTCTACGTAAGCAAATAAAGGAATAGCTAGTAGTGAACCAATAGCTGCGTAAAGAAATGCTACATCGTGAGTACCAAGTAGGTAACCGACAAGAAGTAGCGGTGATTTAATAATGTAGAAGTGCCAGAATTTCATAAGTATCTCCAGTAGTAGAACATAAAAAAAGGTAGTATGAACTAGTCATACTACCTATTTGTTTAAGCACGAGCTAGTGCATCGGCTTTGAGCTGAACACGCAACGTTTTGAGTGCATTGAGCGCATCACGTACCTCTGTCTGACGAGGATTGTCGTAGTTCTCCATAGTCCAAAGTGCATTGGAGAGGAGCTGCTGCGCTAAGAAAATTTGTAAGCCCGCAGGTTTACGTTCTGTAAGTGCATTGAAACCATTGAAATCGAAAGTATTTTGCTGTGACATAACTAACTCCTTGTTTTGTTGATAAAGCGAGGGGATTTTCATCCCTCTCGCCCAAGAGAGGGTGAAAATTTCCGAGCCAAC